GGACTCGTGCGTGCGCCGCCCCGGGTAGGAGCCGAGTGGGAAGGGAATGGATACCATGGCTCAGAAATAGTTCACTTGCAGGACGCTGTAGGTCGGCCGCATGGCACGCATCACCCGCATTTCGTTCGTGGATCGCACCACCTTGGCATTCCAACTGGACGGATCCGCCTCCAGCCCACGCGGGATGCCATACTGGTCGAGCAGGGTGTCCGCGATGAGGATGGCCACGGGCGTGAGAAACTCGTCAGGAACGTTATCCGTATCAAAGTCGCCGATGATCTCCAGAGCCTGGTAGCGAGCCACGGCTGGCTCAATCGCCCGATCCACCTGGCTTACGTCCTCGGGAGCCGCCGCCTGCCCCGAGGCGACAAGCGACATCTCCGCGAGGACGCTATCGATCAGGTCGCGCCGGGTGTTCGAGCCCTGCGGCATTTACGGATGCTCCAGGTGCAACGTGTTGCCCTCCAGGGCCACCCGCTCCTCGATAAAGGCTATTGCTCCGTCGCGGGTCGCCAGCGCCTCGTCCTCACCGCCGAGCTTGCGGGCGAGCGCAATGAGCTTTTTGTGATGAAGCTCTCGCCAGTCCTTCGGCAGCTCAAAGTAGTCGTCGGCAAAGTCGTCATCGCCGTTCTTGTCGATCTCGACCGGCTCCTCGTCCTTCGCCTTCGCCTTGGTCTTCCTGCCTACCGGCGTCACTTCCTCGTATGTGAAGTACTGGTTCTTCTGAGCCTTCATGAGGACGTGCTCGAAGAAAATGCGCTCGCCGTTCGATGTCGCAGTGTCAGCATCGACAAGGACCGGCGTGCCGACCGGAAAGTCGAGAACGCGCCAGTTAAGCACCTCGACATCGCCTGTCTCCGGTCCACCGAGGAATGTGATATTTGCCGCCATTTCATGCCTCCTTACGCTCCCCAGAGCGTGTTATAATCAGCCCTCTTTGGGGGCGCTTATGGAAACGTGGAAACCCGTCGTTGGTTGGGAAGATAGCTACGAAGTCTCAGACCAAGGCCGCGTCCGAAACTCCCATAGCGGCGGCATCCGCAAGCTGTCTTCAAAGGTGCCTGTGTATCCGCTCATTCGCTTGTGGCGAGGCGGCAAGGGGAAGACGGTAGCCGTACATCGCTTGGTGGCTACTGCATTCCTCGGCCCTTGCCCCGCAGGCTATGATGTCAACCACAAGGACGGCGACAAAACCAATGCCGCTTTAGCCAATCTTGAATACCTGACGCGATCCGAGAACATAGAGCACTCCTATCGCGTGCTGGGTCAAACCTCCAAGCTCCAGAAAGAGCAAGTGCTTGAGATCGTCAGACGCCACAAAGGCGGCGAGACAGGAAGAGCGCTCGCCGCCTGCTTTGGTGTTACCGCAGCCCAAGTCAGCCAGATCATATCAGGCCGGCAATGGGGTTGGCTTACCGATGTCGTTAAGTTGGGGCGGTTGCGCTGAAGAAACCCGTTACTACGCCCGTCTGCACCTTCTTCGTGCCGGGAGTGGTGAAGTTCGCCCTTGGAACGCGGAACGTCTTCGCAATTCCGTAGCACATCTTCACGCCAACGCCGCGCCGGAACTGGTAGTCGGTCTGATCCAAAAATGTCGGCGTGGCCATCTTGCCCCACGCGAACATCACTGCTTGCTGCCCACACAGGAACACCGGAGCAACGCGGCTGGTCGTGGTTCCCGCTTGGTGCAGGTTCCACGGGGTCTGGACGAAGTTATCAATCTCAGGAACCTCGCGGATGATAACACCGTCATACATCAGGTCGCCGTCTTGGAAGAGCGGGTTATTCGGAGCGCCGCCAAACCCATTCTCCTCACGCGGACGGGCATAGACGTTGATGCCGAGCACGGCTGGCGTGGTCGGCATTCCAGTCTGGTTCATCGCGAGCTTCAACTGCGCGAAGTTTGCAGAGCCTGCGAACGCCACGAAGTACTCCCGCCCATCGGTCGTCTTGTAGGGACGGATCTTCGGAGCCGCCGTCTTGGCCCGATATTTCATCAACGTGACCGACGCCGGCACGAAAGTGTCAGAGGTCACATCGACATTCGCCAGCGAAGTGCTCAATACGCCGGTATTGTTGGAGATCGCATTGCCGAACAGCACCCTATCACTGTTGTCCGTCACCCACAGGTTGGCGTCCACGGCGGGAAGCGTGCCGACGACAGTAGAGAACGGCAGGCCATTAACACGGCCGTTCAGCAAGTTATCGCCGCCGAGATTGGAAGGCTGCAGCGCGGACGGGATATTCATCAGCGCCAAGATCGTCTCGTCGCGCTGGAGGCTCTTGCCCCAGTCACTCAGGAGCGGCTTGGCCTCACCGAAGATGTCAGCGCTGTCTTTCTGTTCCTCGGCATCGTTCGTGGCTACGGCATTCCTAGCCCAGTCGATCCAGACCCGCATGCCGTAATTGTCGATCTGCTCTTCGTTGCCGGTAAGAGTGGCAACACCGTATGCCTGCATCGGGCTGCCGAGCGTGGGTGGCGTCCCAGGTCCATAGAGGGAGCCCACCATCGGGAAGTTGATTTGCTCGCCACCCTTCTTTGCCTCGTTCCTCAACCGGATAATCGAAGTTGCGTCTGTCCCCATGTAAGGCGAAAAAAGATTTTCCCTTACAAATTCCCGGTTTATCTCAGTTGTATATTGCACTAACTTGTTGTTAGCTTGTATTGTTGCCATTCCTGCTGTTACTATAGCCATCGTCGTTTACCTCACGACGGCGCAAGGTGCCGCGTCCCGCGGTCAGGCTCTGCGCCGTGTCACTTCTGCGAAGATTTCCGCGTCCGTGGTTGGCCAGTCGTCACGCGGTCCACTTGCGGACCCGGGCGCTCTGGCCAAATTCGGAAGCGAGGTGACTGAGGACGGTTTTTGGGTGGCTTCGGCCCGCATCGACGCCATGAATTCCTTGCGGAACTCGGCGTCCTGCATCAGTTCTGAGCGCAGCTTCTGGCGATAGGCGGATGGGTCTGGCCCGATCTCGCGGAGCGCCTTCTGCTCGCGATGCCAAGCGAGGATTGCCTCGCCCTGGTCGTAGGAGTTCCTGACGCGCTGTAGAAGGTGCTCGTCATTGGCGTATTGAGGCGAATTGAATGCCTCATATGCCTTCCTGAACTCCTCGCCATATTGCCTGTCTGCCCTGTGCAAGGAGCGGGCAATGTCGCGTTGCTCGAACTGCTGTGTAAGCCGTTGCTCGATGGCTCTGGCGTATGCCTCCGGCTGCTCGATGAGATCGGGCAGTGGCTCCGGTTGCCGCTGTTGCTGCTGACGTGCCTGATTGAGGAATTGCTGCAGCTGCGCCGATGCTGCGGCAAGCCGCTCCTCGGCCTCACGTCTCCGCTGCGTTTCCTCACGTAGCCGCCAGGAGGGAATTGCTTCCTCTGGCGATGCCTTTGCCTCTGGCTCGGCCTTGAGAGGCCCCGCCGCAGGCTCCGGTGCAGGTGCTGGCGTTTCCACATCCGCCGCCTTCGGCAAAAACCGGCCCTGCTCATCGCGTGGCCGATCGCCTTCCGGCTTTGGCTCCTCACTCGGCTTCTCCGACTCTGCCGGAGGGTTATCGCTGAGTGCGGCTGCAAAAACGTCCTTGTCGTCAACAGACAATAGCTCTTCTTCGCCGGCCATCTTCGCCGTCCTTTCAATAAGCGTTTCGTGCTCTGACGTGGATCGCCGCTGTCTCGCCGCGGCGGTGGCGTGCCCCTCTATCGCTTAGGGCGAGCGAACTGTTTGGGCTCTAGAGAGCGCCGAATGCGGACAGATACCAAGCGGCCGCGCTATCGCATGTCACTTCGCACCATTGGCCCGTGGCGAGCGCCTTGACCGGGACGGGCTGGTAGAGCCACGTCACCGTGCCGTCAGCGATTGTAGCGCCGATCACAGTCCCGGATGGGCCAGTGGTAACCGTTGTGGGAACATTGCCCCAGACAATCGATCCATCAGCGATCCCGGATGTCGCCGTCCCAGTCGGGCCGGTGGTCCCGGTCGTGGCGATGTTGCCCCAGGTAACCGTCCCGTCAACAATCCCGGTAGTGGCAGTGCCAGTCGGCCCGCCCGAGGCTGCAGAGGTGCCGGCGACAAGGCATTTGTACCACTTGCCACCATCGTTGGAGGCCAGCTCTCCCACGACGTAGGCGTGCGAGCCAGTCCAGGCAGGGACCGGAGCTGTCATGCCAGCGGTCAGGCACTTGTACCACTTGCCGCCATCGTTGATGACCAGATTGCCCACGATGTAAGCGTGGGTCGCCAACCAGTCATTGGCCGGGGAGACCGGAGCTGTCGTGCCGCTGGTGGCAGCGGCGTAAGTGTTGCCCCCGTTCAGCCGCGCCGCGCCCTGAACGATGGCAGTGCCGGTAGCCCACGCAGCGCCCGATGCCGCCGGCCCAACGTTCAGGTTAAACGCCCCGCCACCCGTCCGCGTGATCCTGTAAGTAAGTCCGCTATACGCTCCAGAGGGTTGAAGAACTGAGATCATTGCAGCACGATCAGCAGACAGCGTGCCAATATGCTGAGTATGAAACGGAGAGAGATTAGGAATGAGAGTAAAGTCTGCATTCGTGGAAATTGTCTGTCTGCCTATAGGGGCCTTATGACCAATCTCCACCCAGCAGCGTGAGCCGCCGGTCCCGTCCCCAAACATGAACTTCCTAGAGCCACGTATCCCGCCGGGAATAACTACGTTCTGATTTACATGCTCGAACCCACCACTACTCAGAACTATCGTCACGGTATTGGCGCTCAGGTCGGTCTTCTTGACCAAAAACTCCCGGCCTTGTGTCACGTTGCCCCCATCAGGGAGCGCCGGAGCATTGACCGTCACCGTGCCGCCGATTGTATTTGTCGTATCGACAAAGAGGACGTCTTCGTGCGGAGCAACAGTCGTGCTCGTCGAAGTCGGGGTGGATATGAATGTTCTTTTAT